GATTTTAATGATGATGACTACTTGCTTTTAATGGGAGACCCTGCTATAATAGCGCTTGCTGGCGCAGTTGCCAGTGATGCAAATGGAGGACGGTTCAAAGTCCTGAAGTGGGACCGCGATGAAAAGAAATATTATGATATAGAAATAGATTTGAGAGGATGAAATGAAGATAGAAGTTATAAGTAAAGATGCTGTTTATATTACTATAAATGGAACTGTTTATTATATTGATGATTCAACTGGTGAAAGATTGATGAAAAAATGGAAAGAGGAGAAATAGAATGAATAACTTATTAAAACAAATGCAACAAGACGCTGGCGCGACAGCCCCTAATAGTATGGGGAAAATTGGCGCAGTGGCGAATGACATTGCTGATACGGATAAAGAGATCAGTGACATTGAAAAAGAATTAAAAAAGAAAAAGGATTACAAGAAACATTTATCAGAAAATGTTTTGCCCAACCTCTTTGCTGAGGTGGGACTATCAGAGTTAAAGCTTGCTGATGGCAGATTGATTAAAGTAGGGAACTACTATGGCGCTTCCATAAAGGAGGATAAAAAAGAATCTGCTTTCAAATGGTTCAGGGACAATGGATTTGGGGACTTAGTAAAGAACCAGATCTCTTGCAGCTTTGGGAGGAATGAAGATGAGAAAGCTAGGGGACTGATTGAAACCTTGAATGAACAAGGCTATCAATCCTCGCAACGTGAATGGGTCGAGCCTTCCACCCTTCGCGCATTTATACGTGAGCAACATGAAGCAGGCAAACAACTGCCTATGGATTTGTTAGGAGCTTACGTCGGACAAAAAACAACGATTAAAAACTAAAGGAGAGAGGCCTTATGGCAAAAAAGAAGCAAGCAGTCGCGAAGACTGCAAAACTAGATCTAGCAGTTCTTGCTAGTGACTCTAAGGATGCAAGCGGATTCGGCAATCTTGACATATCAAGAGATATCGCAATTCCTTACATCAATATTCTTCAATCCGGTAGCCCTCAGATAAATCCGTCAAAAGCGGAATATGTGAATGGCGCCAAAGTTGGGCAGTTTTACAATACTGTCACACAGGAGGTTACTGATACTATTGACGTGGTTCCTGTTTTATACCAACTAAGATACGTGGAGTGGAAACCACGTGAACAAGGTGGTGGTTTCGTAGAAGCTCATAACGCTGACAGTGGGATCTTGTCCCAGACAAAGCGTGATGGCATGACTAATAAGGATGTATTGCCTAGTGGTAATTACATTGCTACTACAGCCTACCACTATGTAATGGTCCTTGGAAAAGATGGGACTTATGCACAAGCTGTTATCAGCATGACATCTACTCAATTAAAAAAGAGCAGACGTTGGAATAGCTTAATGCTATCGCAAAAAGTTAAAGGTCCATCTGGGTTGTTTACACCACCAACATATGCGATGATTTATAAGCTCACTACTGTTAGTGAGTCTAATGACCGTGGTAGTTGGTTTGGGTATCAAATTGAAAAAGTTGGTACGGTTGAGGATTCTAATCTTTACAATGAATCTAAGGCATTTTCCACGGCTGCATCAAGGGGCGACGTTGAAGCTAAACCTGTTGCAGAAACGGAAGTTGCCAAAGAGGCTCCCACCACTAATTTGAAAGACGACGATATACCCTTCTAGGGCATAGTCGTTTACTGGAGATTTAGTGAAGGAATTCAAATCTATATTTGAAGGATTAGACGCGGCTTATGGTCAGCACCAATCCAGCGGAAAACGTGCTGACGGTAAGCAGGATGGAAAGTCCTTTATTGTCAAGAAACTTGTCACTGATGAGTTATGGAAAAATCATCTTGATGGAAAGGGACCTTCCTTAGGAATCATTCCTATTATGACAGATAATACAGCCAGATGGGGCTGTATTGATATTGATATTTATCCTTTAGACTACCAAAAATTAATCAATAATATAAGAAAATTAAAATTACCACTAGTACTGTGTAGGTCAAAAAGTGGAGGAGTTCATTTATTTTTATTTTTTAAACAAAAAATAGCGGCAAGATTAATAAGGAGTAAACTTCGTGAAGTCTCAGCTTTTATAGGCCATTCCACGGCTGAAGTATTCCCGAAGCAAACCACCATTCTAATATCAAAAGGAGACTGGGGAAATTTTCTTAATCTTCCTTACTATGATTCAAAGAAGACTAGCCGTTACGCATATAAAGATGATGGCACTGCGGCCACTTATCAAGAATTTTTAGATTTATATGAGAAATATGTAGTTGACGATATTACTAAAGTTACAGTCCAGGTTTCGGAGGGAGTCATAAAAGACGGGCCTCCCTGTCTTCAGCAGTTATGCACCCAAGGATTTCCGGAAGGAACACGCAATAATGGATTATTTAATATAGGAGTTTATTTAAGAAAGTTTGACAATGATAATTGGAAAATTTTACTGGAGCAACACAACAGAGACTACATGAAACCGCCTCTGGCGGCCGAAGAAGTTGTTATTGTTCAGAAACAATTAGAGAAAAAGAATTATAATTATAAATGTAAGGAGCCACCTATTAATGCCTATTGTAATGCCACTCTTTGTCGCACTCGTAAGCACGGCATTAAAGGAGACAATGGTCCTATAGATATAACATCTTTATCAAAATTAGATGCGCACCCCCCAGTTTGGTTTCTTCAAGTTGGAGAGGATGCAAGATTAGAGTTACAAACAGAGGAGTTGCAGGTGCAGCATAAATTTCAGCGTGCCTGCATGAATGCGTTAAATATAATGCCTCCTCTTGTAAAGCCCTCAGTATGGCAGGAGAAAATCACTCAGTTAATGGAAGAGAAAAATTTAACTGTGATTCCTGTCTCTGATGATGGGTCTGTCGCTGGTCAGTTTGAAGCTTACCTCCAGGAGTTTTGCACTGATCGCGTACAGGCCTTGAATAAAGATGAGATTCTCCAGCATCGTCCATGGACAGAAGATAAAAAAACATGGTTTAGATTAAATGATCTTCAGGACTATCTTACTAGAAAAAAATTTACTTACTATAATCCTGGTCAAGTAATTTCGAGGCTTCGAGATCTTCAAGAGCGCCCCCTTACAGAAGAGCAGAAAAAAAATCTTAAGGATGAAGATCGCTCTGCTAGGTGGAATCTTAAAGGAAAGTTTGCTCGCGTGTGGTGGGTACCAGCATTTCCAAAACAAGATTCAGATTTTAAAATAAAGGAGATAGATGAAGCACCATTCTAATATAGAAAAAATGAAAAAAGGACAGAATAGCGAGTTCACTGCATGTTCATGGTTAGTTAATAATAATTATCTAGTTTATCTTAAAACCCAGGACAATGATCCCATAGATATAGTTGCTGTTGAAAGGAATACAGGAGATGTTTTAAAAATAGATGTTAAATCCGTTTCTTTCAGAAAGACGTGGAGGCCGGGCACAAGAATTTGTAGGATTACAAGCAAATATCAAAAACAATTAGGCGTTATTATTTTATACGTTTATCCAGATGGAAAGTGTGATTTTCATGGCAAAAATTAATATTGTATTAGGTCCTCCTGGTACTGGCAAAACGCATACTTTGTTGGGCATAGTGGATCAAAAGCTGGCTGAGGGTGCTCATCCCTACAATATAGCGTTTCTTGCTTTTACTAAAAAAGCGGCCCATGAGGCGAGAAGCCGGGCACTTATTAAATTCAACCTGGAAGAAAAAGATCTAATGTACTTTCAAACACTTCATGGATTTGCATATCATAGACTTGGCCTAACTACATCAGATGTTATATCTAAAAGTAACTACGAAGAATTTGGAGAGGAGTTTGGAATGGATATGGGAAATATTTACGTCAATAATGATATAGGACTAACAACTCTAGACAATAAATTATTGAATGAATCCAATCAAGCTCGTTTACGTTGCAGGGATCTCAGAGATCATTACCAAAAAACTTCTTCCCTAAATGTGGAAACATCGTGGTTTTCATTTAAAAGGGCAAGAGAATCATTTGATGAATTTAAAAATAAACGACAGCTTTTAGATTTTACTGATTTCCTGGATAATTTTACACAAACAGGGGAAGTTCCGCCCTTGGACTTTGTTTTTATTGATGAAGCACAGGACTTATGCAAGTTGCAATGGAGAATGCTTAGAAAGATATGTAAATCTGCAAAACAAGTTTATATCAGCGGGGACGATGATCAGGCTATCTACCGTTGGTTGGGAGCAGACGTCGAATATTTCATTGGATTAGAGGGAGAAGTACAGACACTTAATCAATCCCTTAGATGTGCCCAGGCAATTCAGTATTTATCACAGACTATTATACAGAGAGTTCAACATCGAAGACCTAAGAAATGGATTGGAACTAAACAAAAAGGATTGGTTGAGTATCATGCTTACTCTGGAAGTGTTAATGTGCATGAAGGAGAGTGGCTTATTTTAGCCACTACAAATTATATGTTGGACGATATCCAACATGATATTAGGGCCTCAGGACTTCTCTATACTAGAAAAGGTAAACCATCTTTATCCGACACATTAAAAAATGCCATAGCTTCTTGGAAACGATTAGGGCAAGGAGAGAATATAACTTTGGATGAAGTTAAAAATATTTATTCTTATATCTCTAGCGGAACTGGAATAAAGCGTGGATATAAGGCGTTAAAAACAGCTCACGACGAAACTTATGATGATGAGGCCTTGGTGAGACACCAAGGTTTATTGGTATCAGGCTTACCGTGGGACGTAGCGCTAGATAAAGTGGGAGACAGGGATGTGGTATATGCACGGGCCATAGAGGAAAGAAACTATTCTCTGACCGACAAACCAAAAATTCATTTAAGCACTATACACGGAGCCAAGGGAGGAGAAGCAGATAATGTAATGCTTTTCACTGACATCTCGCGTGCAACCCATGAAGAAATGGAAATCAATCCGGATGACACACATCGTCTCTTTTATGTTGGTGTAACACGCGCAAGAAATGAATTACACATTATAAAACCACGACAGAGTAGGGGTTACGATATATGAAACATACCAAAGATTTATTGACAAAAGGCATCGCCCTTGTTGGTGGAGATAGAGAAAAAGACTATGGGGATAAAGTCAAAAATCATAATAACATAGCCAAGCTATGGTCGGCATATTTAGATGTACCCATAGTAGCACATGATGTAGCCATTATGATGTCTTTATTGAAGGTTGCAAGAACAAAACTTGGGGAAGTCAGTGAAGACACGTATATTGATATGGCTGCGTACGGCGCCATAGCCGGAGAAATAAAATTTTCGGAACCAAAAAAAGAATCAGAGGGGGAGAGAAGGGGTCGAGAG